TATAGCTTGTTTATACCAACCTAAACCCTCAACCTCAACTTCATCCATATATCTTACTCCAACTATTTTCCTATTTAAGAGGACTTTTTTAATATCCTCATTTCCTTGCCAGTTTTTTGTTTTAATATACTTCATCTTCGTTCCTCCTCGAAGTTTAAGATTAATTTTTTTTCCTTTCTTAACTTCATATTATAATTATATGATATTATAGTAACTTTGTCAATACACTATTTAAAACTAATTTAAAAAAGCTAATGATTATAGGGGTTTAGTTACTACCAAATATTCTTACTATTGGTAGTTACTATATGCTAAAATTGCTGGTTTATTGTATCCCTTTCTCCAAAGCTCTGCACCTCTCCCGCTTCATCTTCTTTTATATATAAAGGTCTCTCCATTATTCCATATCTTAGGGCATCTATTGGGTGGTCAAATCCTGTCGTGTCATAGCACTCTGGGTTTCTTCTATCTACTCCTATAGATTGCAAGGTTTGATAAGTTATCGGACAATCTTTTGTTATAAATAATCTTGGTTTTTGGATTGAATCATCTATATTTAATCTCATGTGCAATTGCTGCGTTCCTGAAATCCTGTCATTGTTTGCTTTGTGCATCAATAATTCACCCTCGAATATCTGCCCTATAGAATCCCCTGTATTTTGTCTACCCCACATAGAGGGGTCGCTTGGAGCATAAGTTGGGTCGATGTTATGGGTTTTTTCGATCTCTTTTATAGTCTTTGCTACGACATTTGCTGACATCATTAATCCTTTATTTGTTCCATCTAAAGTTCCAATCCATTCTTTGAATACGATTAAATCTTTTTCAGAATTCTCTGCAATCCATAGGACAGCAAAGGGAGCTGTAAAACCCCAGTCGAAAGCTCGGATAATAATATCAGAAGTAGGGGTGTAGGAATCTATCAAATGATGTTCGCCTAATTGTGAAAACATAGTGCCTTCTATTTGGGCCCAGTCCCCATATCTCAGGGCTTGATACATCTTATTTCCTTGCGTCCTTAATCGAGCCTCATAAGTGGGGTCGTTCATTATAAGGTAGGGATTATCTTCTAAGGTGGCGGGAATATATAATCGTTTTAATTTAGATTCTTTATCTTCAACAATATTATATGCTCCATTATTAATAAATCTTTTTCTAACCCAATCTAAATGTTGACCGATTGGAGAACCTGAACATCTTACTCGTGGGATTAATTTTGGGTTTGTCGTTCTGCATCTTGAATGAAGGTATAAATACATATCTTCCTCAAAGTGGGTTATCTCATCGAAATAAACTCCAGAGGAAATCTCTACTCCATCCCATTTCCATTTATCTTTATTCTGTTCCATATGAGAAAAATATATCTTTCCACCATTCGGGAATTGCCAATAACTTCCTTGCACTTTAAATTCAGCCCCTAGAGGTCTATATAGTTTATTTGAATAATCTAGTAATTGTTTTAATTCTGGAGATGTCCTTCTAAAGACAACTGCTGTAGCATCTTTATATTTCATTTGCCTACAGGCATCGATTAATAAGACTGTGGATTTTCCACTTCCAGCCCCACCTAAATATGCGACTTCAAATATGCTTCCAGCTTTTAGAAACTCTAGCTGTCTTTTCGTGGGTCGCCAAATAACATTAGTGTTTTTCTTGGATATCGTCAATGGTTGGCTCATAGGCACTCATTTCGGGGACTTCTATTATATTGACTGTCTTGGATATTTGTTCGATTTCTTGTTTCTCTATGTATCCACGACTCTTTCCTAAAGTTTTAAGTATAAAGAAAATGGCATTTTTTTCTCCAGCTTTTACAAGTTCGACTAATTTTTGTTCACAGAAATCTATTATTTCTTCTCTAGCATCTGATAATGCTTGTTGTAATTCTTCACTTTTATGAAGTCTTTGATAAAATGCTTGTCTTGAAATTTTAGTCGCTTCACATATATTCCTGACAATTCCACCAGTTTGTTTAATGATTTTTAGTAATTGTTCGTGAGATACTTTCATAAGCTATTTATTATACCATTGTTTGTAAATTAATTCACTTAAACTTTTGAGCATAAAAGGTGGCACTGACATTCCTAGAACATATTGAAATGAAACATTTTCAAAATCATAATCTAAAGGAAAACTTTGTATAATACACATTTCATCTTTGCTTAGTAATCGAGGAGAATCCCAATGACAAAACTTGGCACCAGCTGACGCTGTTATTGTGGGAGAATAACGATATGGAGATAATTTTGAGGAATTGAAAAAATTGCCTTTTATATGATATTTAGAAAAACTATATCCCGGTAATGTTTGATTCCATAATGAATATACCAAAGAATCTTTATTTAATAATTTGGCATTTTTATTTGATATATCTTTTAAAGCTTCACCTAATATATTTGCTTTGTGATTTAATTTTAAAATTAAGGGTTTAAATTTTTGATTATTAGCAATAAAGAAAACTCTTTTTCGGGTTTGTGGTACATTACAATCAATGGCATTTATTAAAAATATTTGGCAATCATATCCTTCTTTTTTAAATCTTTCTAAAATAAGTTTAACAAAACCTTGTGCTTTTCCTAATAATAGACCTTCTACATTTTCTGCAATAACAATTTTAGGTTGTAATTTTCGAACTGTATCAATAAATTTAAAAAATAGGTCATCTAAATATTGAGCTACTTGACCTTCATTAAATTTCTTTTTAATTCCCCAAGTTTCTTCTCTTTTACCAGAAATTGAAAAACTAGAACATGGTGGAGAGCCATCTAAAATATCTAAATTAAACAATTCTTGTGGTAACTTTTTATTTGAAATCTTATTAAAATCTTCTACTCCCATTAAATATGTAAACTGAGATTTTATATTTTTTTTATATAAATTCATCATTTTACTATCTATTTCAACTCCACCCAAAACATTATATCCTGCTAATTTATAACCTAAAGATGAGCCTCCTCCTGCAGAGAAACAACTAAAAACATTTAAATTGTTTTTTTTTATATCTTTAAGTTCTTTAAGAAACCATTTATTATTCATTAAATTCAAACTTACATTTTGGACATTGATGTTTAAATTTTTCAAAGGTACTTGTATCTAGTTCTTTGGATTCTTTAGATTGACCACTATAAGTTAAATAACTTTCTAATTCATTTTTATCAAATCCTAAAAGTTCTAAGTCATAATTCATATCCAATAAATCTCCAAATTCTAAGTTTAATAAAGAATAATCCCATTGACTTTCTTCTGCTACTTTATTATCAGCAATTCTATATGCTTGTATTTGAACTGGTGTTAATTCTTTTGCAATATGAATAGGAACTTTTTTAAGACCTAATTTTTTACTTGCTTCGTATCTTGTATGACCAGCTATAATCGTAAGTCTTTTATCAACCACAATCGGTTGTCTAAATCCAAATTCTCTTATCGAGGTTGCAACTTTATCTATTGCCTGATTTTTTCTAGGATTCCTAGCATAAGGAATTAATTTGTCTATATCTTCTAGTATGATATCCATTTATTTGCTCCTTTAAGCGATTTTAAAGCCTATTGTCGGCTTCTTGACTACAAGGTTGTTACTTTATACCTCATCATCATTTTCTGGTAGATTTGGCTCTAAAATATAACCCTATATCAGTCATTAACAAGTTGCGCTTTTAACCCTGTGAAATCTTCCCATCTTTTAACTATAACGTCGCAATATTTAGGATCAAACTCAATGCTATAACACGATCGGTTTAATTTTTCAGAAGCAATCATAGTTGAGCCAGAGCCACAAAAAGGCTCATATATAATGTCCTCTTCTTTAGAGCTATTTAACAAAGCATTTATGATCAGATCTACCGGTTTCATAGTAGGATGTAGATCGGACTTCATAGGACGATCGAATTCCCAGACGCTTGTTTTATTCCTGCCACCATAAAATGTGTGTTTTGATCCTTCAAACCATCCATAAAATATAGGCTCGTGTATATAATGATAGTCAGCTCTTCCTAATACTAATGTGTGTTTTTTCCATATAATATTGCAGGAATGATGGAGACCGGCTTTATCAAAGGATGTTAGAAAGTTAATCTGTTGCTTATTTCCATAACAGATATAATAAGGAGCACCTAATTTTACGACTTCCTTAGCATTAACAACAAAGCTGTATATAAATTCTTTAAAATCATCATCTGACATATTATCATTCTCGATCGGTCTAGGCTTAAATCTATTGTTGCCTATTTTATCACTGCCATACCATGGGCCATAATTAACATTATAAGGGGGATCGGTGAAAACCATATCTGCCTTCTGTTCTTTAAATAATAATGCAATATGTTCTGGATTAGTGCTGTCGCCACATACCAACTTATGATTTCCTAAAGTCCACATATTTCCGATCTGTGCCACAGGATCTTGTGGTATTTCTGGAACTTGATCATCTGGCGTTAATCCTTCTGGTTTATCTACAATAAGATCTTCTAGTTCTTTAGGATTAAAACCTAATAAATCCAGATCAAAGTTAACATCAAGCAGATCTGTAAACTCGGTGTTTAACAATCCAATATCCCATTCACTATCTTGAGCCACTCTGTTGTCAGCAATTCTATATGCCTTTACCTGTGCAGGGGTTAATTCTTTAGCTATATGAATAGGAACTTTTTTAAGACCTAATTTTTTACTTGCTTCATATCTGGTATGCCCGGCTATAATCGTGAGGTTTTTATCCACTACTATTGGCTGTCTAAATCCAAACTCTCTTATCGAGACTGCAACTTTGTCTATTGCCTGATTTTTTCTAGGATTCCTCGCATAAGGAATCAGTTTGTCTATATCTTCTAGTATGATCTCCATTTATACCCCCTAAATTGATTTTAAGCTATATATAAGCTCTTTTAATATCTTTCTAATGGTTTTTATACCTCATCATCATTTTCTGGTAGATTTGGCTCTACTTCGGTTTTTTCCACCTTGACCAATAACCATTTAGCGAAATAATAATATGCTTCTTGCCATAATTGGATGTTGTATCTTTCTTGGAATTTATGAACCCCTAGTGAATGGAGCTCTGAATGTTTATCTCTTGATAGTGGGATAACAGTGAAATGTCTCTGATTGGGAGCATATCTTTTTCCACGTGTCCCTATTGCTTCCAAATGATGCAGGTCAGGCGAAAGTTGCCCTGTTAAGCAGCAGGGTTGTTTTTTCATATATTCCATATAATCGAGAGAATGGATTTTTATAAATTCTTCATTTGGTAAATACATATATCCCTGAATAATAGTTTATTACAGATATATCTGCAACAGTGTCAGTCATCATTTTTAATGGTTTTAAGTGCAGGTCTTTTCTTCGTAATGGTTTTATCCATGTTATTTGTTTTAAGGTCGTATTGAGCCTTAAAATCGCTTATATGACCCGATTCCCGCTTCATCTCCCCTAGTATTTTTACAATATTAAAGAAACAATCCGAAAGTTCGTCTTCCAGCTTGGATAATCTGCTATATATCTGTTTATCTCTTTTCATTTTCTAACCTGTCAAAATCTTTTTTTGTATCCCGAGAACAAATCCACCAATTGTCTTATTTTGATACATTCTTATATATTTTTTTATTTCTTCCCTTTCAAACTGGGTGGCTTCCATCTCCCGCAATAAAGGCTCTGCTGTTTTCATGATATTTCTCTCAAAAATAGCCTGACAAAAAAGTTCTTCCACAAACTTTCTCGGGGTTATTTTTTTCTTCTTTTCAAAAATAGACATCAACATTCCAAATCCTCTCTTCTTACAAACGCATTACACGTCATACATTTTTCGTAGATTTGCGATGGCTCGTCACATTTTGATACATCCACGCATTTATCTGCAGGCACCATCCCTTTAAGTTCTCTAATATTATTATTAAAATCTGCTCTGTTTGATTTCGTTGCCATCTCCAATAATTCAATTTTCATCTGCGGTTCTTTTTTAACAATAGGTAAAAGCCTGACCAGTCTCTCATAAGAACAGCTTTGTAAAATCTCTTTTTTTCCCAAAATGTAAAAGCTAAATTGTTCAAATATATCTATGTCCTGTCTTGCTGTCTCTCGGTTTATTCCGATAGCATCGATAAAAGAATCCCAGCTATTAACATAACCATCATGGTTTAGGTAGCTTTTATTTGCTTTTATATTTTTAAGGATGTTCCCTCTCTCAAGCCGACCTTTAAGGATGGATATATTTATGGTTTTTAATCTCTCTATACATTGGTCTAAGCTCACTAGCTCACTTAACATCGTATATCCCGCTTATTAGGTTTTTTTTTTATCAAAATCTGTGTTGCCCTCTTGTCATATCTTTCAATCAATTTGTTTAATTGGTCGGCAAATCGTGGCAAATCTTTGCCCGTTTGAAAATGGATCAGATATTCTTTTAAGGCATACAGGATTATAAAAGTATTTAACTCGGATTCTTTTAGACTATCGTGTAGTTCTGCCATTTTTATACCTCTATTTTATTTTGTTTTTTCCACTCTTGCAATTGATGATTGAAAAAATCCACCATAGCGGGGTTTTTCTCTTCTTTGATTTTCTTATTAAAATAATCCTCATCCAGCGGGCTATCAGATTCTTCGGGTTGTGAAATATAGACATGTTTGTCCTCCGTTAATACCTCATCATCCCATCTTTTATCCCGCAGCCATCTTTCAGGATGGACAACAAAGTGTAGGTCTTTTGTATTAGAGATGAGATAATTGTATTTGTCAATAAGTTCTTGACAGGTTATAGAATCGGTAATCTTTCTATAATAGTTTTTACATTTTTCTTTGTTTATTTTTCTTGCCTTTATCCCTTTCCAAAATTCCTCAAATTCTTCATTATTTCTCACATATATATTCTTACTTGTAGTATTAACACTTGTAGTATTATCCTTAACCTTTTCTTCTATACCCCCCTTAACCTTTTCTTCCCCAGTGTCCTTAACCTTTTCTTCCATAGGGGTATTAACATATATGGATATAATCCTTCTTATAATCTGCTTGCCCTCATATTGCATTTGGATAACTATATATCCTTTATCTTTTAAACCATTAATGGTATTAGATACTGTCTTGGTTGTGACGCCATATAAATCTGAGAAATATTTATTACTAGCCCAGCAATAACCCTCTTTATTTGACAAAGCGGTTAATTCAGAATATAGGATTTTGGCAAAGTTCGATATATTTTTATCGTATCTTATTTGTGCAGGCAATATCGCATAATAATTTGGTTTTTCTCGCATCTCGTTTCTCCTTTAAAATGGTATATCGTCTTTGTGTATTTCAGGTCGCATAACATCACTCTCGATAGAATGTGCTACTTCTGCAATTTCTGAAATATCACTCATTTTATTTGAAATCGCATAATCCATCGCAATCTTCCAACTGCTTTGTCTTACGATTAAAACTTGTCTATTATTATCTTGTCCGTTTTTGGGTGGCTGCTTATCTCCGGACATCTCCACGTTTTTAATGTTCCAATAGGTCTTATCCCCGACTTCTCGTTCTTGGACATCTACTGAGACAATATCTCCCTCTATTGGTTTCAGCCCCTCGTAGAATTTCCCAAAATTTAGCCATCTGTCCTCGTCTAAATGTTGTTCTAGTTGAAATCCATAAGCACTTGTCTTGGCAATCTTGCCTGAAAATGTATGGTTTTTATTTTCTGCCATGTTGCTCTCCTTGAGTAGTTTTTTGTCTTACTCAGGACATGATTAATTATATCATAATTTTGTCAATTTAAAATGTGGGTTTGTCCTCAGTAGTTTCTGGTAAATAAAAAACATACATTGGTCGGCTCATATCATCGCTAAATTTCAACGAACCCTTTATTCTGGTCTCCTGATAACCCACATTATGAAAATCAATTGGACAAGTATCTAACCACTCGTGAAATTTCTCTTTATATGCGTCCCTTTCTTTATTCGTCATTTTCTCCTCCTTTAAAATCTGGTTCAGGCAAAGATTCGAAAGCTTTAATTAGTAGTTTCTCTACTGCTATTTTTGAATCTGACTGGGATAAATTTGGGTTTTGAAGAATTAATAGGGAAAGCTTTTCTATAATTTCTTGAGCCAACCCTTCAATAATCGCACCGTTGTCTTCACACATTTTCATTTCCTCCTTTAATAGATTTTTTTAAATCTCTCCAACCACGTTGTAGAAATCTTGCGAAATCGGCTCCAAGCTGGACAGCGATAATATCACAATCTTGACATTGCTCGACATCTGCATCCTCATCTGAGGAAAGTACCCACCAGTATCCTGCTCCGCGACAGGTATTACATCGAGTGCTGACTGTGACACCCTTCTCCTTTAAAAATTGCCTAGCAAATCTTAGTTCATCTTCTGTTAAGCAATTATATTTATTTATCATGCTTTTTATTATCATGTTCGTTCCTCCTTTGATCTTATTGACCATATTATCATTATGTTTTCAAAAGATACTATAATCAATAAGGGTAACTTTGTCAATATATATATTTGGTTTATTTCTTTACAAAATTAATGTATTATATAAGGCATGGATATTAAAATCATAGCTACTCAATATTTTTATGAAGACAAATCGTATAAGGAAATAGGAAAATTTTTCGGGGTAACCAAGCAAGCAATACATAGTTTTGTGAATAGGAACAGTAAGAAATATAAGCTGTTAAGTTCTGCTCTAATTCCTGCTATTGATGATAGTCACTTTACCCCTAATAAGAAAATTAGATTAAAAAGAAAAATTCTTGGGATATCACAGCAAGAATTGGCGGATAGATTAGGCACGTCAAAGCAATATGTGTGCGGGATTGAAAAATACGGGAAAGGATTGACTGGTAAATATGCTAAAGAAATCTCTAAAATTTTAAATGTTTAAAAGCGTTCTATTTACAGTTATTGCCATGACCATTGCTGCTAGTGTGATGATTTTATAGACTTTACTTTCTTATATGAGACTCAAACAATATAGTCTTTTTCGTTAACTATACATTCATAACCTTTCTTTTTATTAGGGATAAATATGTGTTGTTGGACACTAAATAGCCCACTATTTTTTTCATACACAACTGTTATTCCTTTTTGTGTATTGTCAAAAG